GTCGGCGTAGGCATTTGCCAGCCGAAATTACTCGTTGGGTTTGTCATTTATTCTCCTATGCTACGACTAGCGCGGTTTCCCACGTTAGCCCCCCGGTTATAGTATTCCACGCTTCCGCGATGGAAACGTCTTGCCACTTCATAGCCTGTAAAGAATAACTAATCGGTGAAAGATTTAGAGTTACAGCTATCTCGTTATAGGCAGCCTTGAACGACCAACCCTCGACGAATCCTAAAAATGTTCCCGAAGCCATGTTTGGCGGTAGATCGCTAATTCGTAGCGGTAAGCCCATAAATACGTTTATCAGCGAATCGCGGTCTTGATCGTCTATCTCTGGGTTTGTAAGCTGATAAGTGATCGATGTAAAGTTCGCTTGCGGCGTAGCTCTTAGCGTTAGATAAAAATCGGCTTGATCTTGCGCGTCCGTAGTGTGCTTGACGGTCGTAGTTATGACCTGAGCTAAACGTCCGTAAACGTCGATCGACGCAATATCCTCGGCGCTTACTTCATTATTGGAATTAGTATTATATTTCAAAGTTATGTCATTACGAACGTCGCCCGCTCGAGTCTCGATCTTAAGCCCGTTAAATAGCGCGTGATTGGCTGTTACGTCTGTGTATCCGTTCGTGGCTAGGTAAGTCGATCGGTGCGTCGAATCAGCGTAGCTAATAAGTCCAGACGCCGACTCGTATATGTAGCCTAAACCGCTGGTGGCAAGCGCTGAAACGAGCGAATAAATATCTGTGCGATCCGATGATCTTTGCGCTAATTCGTAATTGCCCGGACGATCTATCTCGCCTAATCCTACGTTTTGAGCGTTAGCCCATGTCTCTGTCGGATCGTAGTTTTGCCATTGAAGCGCAGCCGGAACTTCGCCCCAGTTGTTTAATAGTAAATCCTGTAAACTCTCGTAAATTTGATTGCCGTCGAAATCCTGAGATAAGACGCCATCGGTTAACGCTTTAGGTAAACGGCTTAGCGCTCCGAGTGCGGTTATCTTTAGGACTTGATTTATTCCGACCGAGCCAGCTGTGATTACCTCGACGCCGAAATCGACGACAGTTCCGCCGAATATCGGAACGTAAGTCGCCGTCGAATCCTGTAACTCGATCGAAACTGAGTCGTTTATATTTATGTTAACGATTGCTTGCGTTAGGTTTATCAGCTCTAAATTACAGTAGCCCGCTTGAGCCTGTTGGTAGATGTTATTTCGACCGCTGGTAATAGTTAGATTTGATAGCGTGTAAGTTGTGTATTCGACGCCCTGAATCTTTACGCGCCAAATTGGATTGAATACTGTCATTAGAACGCCAGCGCATTTGCGCCATTAGTGCCGCGATAAAAGCTGTTATTTAATACGTCCACGATTCGGCGAGCTGTACCCTCTTGGTCGATTGCGCCAGATACGTTTATATAGATATTTCCGCCGCCGCTGCCTAGTTTGTTATTTGGAACTATGCGACCGCTCGATGATGGAACGAATAATTCCGGGCCGACTTCTCCCACGATGTAAGGATTATTTGCTGAAACCATGCCGCCCTGAGCCAGCTTTGGAATTTTCTCTAAATCTTTTGATCCGGGCTTTAAATTGTTGACGATGTTATAGCCTGAGATAAGTAAGTTTAGACCTGTGATGATTCCGTTAATTGTGCCTGTTAAAACCTTGATTGCTAGTGATACGCCATTTATGATAAGCGCAATACCGTTAAACGCTGCTTTAAAGGTTGTACCAATAAATCCAGCAACAGGTTTAGCAATAACTAGGAACGCGGTTAAGCCCGCACCTAGCAGCTTAAAGAATCCTGTGTTATCTGAAACTAAATTTCCCAGCGCCCCAAAGATGTTTTTAATTCCTTGAATCGCTGGCTTGAGTGTGGCAACCAGAATCGGAATTATGAACGTGTTTAAGTAATCCCAGAATAACTTAAAGGCTGGAACTAAAGTTTCAACGATGAAAGTTTTAACTGTGTTAAACGCTGAAATAAGATCATCTGAAAATAGTTTTCCTAATTTATCAAATAGCGGAAATACGACGTCTAAGACGAAGTTAGTAAATTCCTCAAATGCTGGAAGCAAAGCCAAGCCAACGGTAGCGGTTATTTGCTCAAAGCCGACTTTCATCTTATCGGTCGCGTTTGCTGTTGCCTCAGCTGTACCGCCAACCTGAGTTTCGATCGCTTGGAGAATCATGTTTTGAGCTTCGCCGACTTTATTCGACTCGACTAAAACCGTGATTCGATCCTTTTCTGATTCTGTGAAAGTTATGCCATTACGAGTTAAAGCGGTAATTCCTTTGATTGGATCGTTTAACGCTTTACCTAACGCGACCGCGTTACTTTCTGCGGTACCGAATCCCGCCGCGCCTAAGTCGATCGCTGCTTTTGTAGCTCGCTCAAATTGCCCGCCGACTTCGTTAGCGGTTGCCGCCAATTCCTTAAAAGTTAATAATTTTGCTTGAGTTGCTTTAATCGAGTTAGTATCAACGCCCGTCGCTCGCGCCGTTACTTCGGCGTAATTTATGAGAGCCGCGCTAACTTGCCCCGTCGAGTCGCCGAATAGACCCATTGAAGTATTTATTTGTTCGATTCGCGCATTAGCTGTTGACGCAGCTTCGCCAGCCACGATCGCGTCTTTAGCGAATTTAACCGCCATAACGCCAACAGCAACACCAACAGCTGCGAAGGCTAACGCCGCTTTTTTGCCAAACTCGCCAATTTTGCCACCGAACGAATTAGTTTCATCGCCAGCTTGACCTAATCCTTTTTTGAGATTATCGACGTCGGCTAATATCGAGAGCTTAAGCGTTCTTGATCCCTCAGCCATTAGTCGAACCTCTTAACTATTGAAGTAAACGCCTTTTCCCACTCAGCAATTAAGTAGCTTTGCTCAGCTCGCAGCGTTGGATAAATGAAATAACCAGTCGAGCCGCGACCCGTTGATCCTGACCAGATTGGAAATTGTTTGAATTTGTTTGATCCAAATTCCGAGCCGCCCCATAATTGTTGGGTAGTCGCGCCGCCGCTGAACTTTTGGCTAACGTAACCAAATCCCATTTCGCCGATCTTAGATGACTTACTTACTCGCGATCCTTCAGCGATTCGACTTGCCACCGGTGACGAACTTAGCGAACCAGCTTTAGAAATAATTTTGCCTTGTAAATATGTAGCGAGCGCGCCTGATTTTTCTTTAGCTTGATCTAAGGCTTCTTTGTCCATCGCCTTAAACGCGCCAGTAATGGCGCGAAGTTCGGCTTTGTCGTACTGGACGACTTCCTTACTTTCCGCCATTTCGCTTCTCCAATATCTCTAGCGCTGTCAATATGTCCGCCGCGTCAACCCACTCACTCATCGGAATACCTGTCGCGATCGACAGTTCTACGATTAAGTGGCTCAGGCTTCCTCGGCTGTGGCTTTTGGGTTTTCAGTATCTCCGACCGTAATATCGACCACCATTTCGCACCATACTTCGTAAGGTTTGACTGGCTTACCAGCTGCCTCACGCTTTAGGGCGTTCCATGCTAGAAACATTAGATCGGATATTCCGATTTTCTCCTGAGCCTGTTGAATTGTGTAACCTGTTTTCTGTTCCCACTTAGCGAACTCTGGCGGTTGCGCTGTCGTGGTAACTGTATTTCCGTCACTTGTCTCGATATGAATTTGTAGTTTCATGCTCCCGATTTCCTTTTCTTTAGAGTGTTGGTGTGGTTACGCAAGTAAAGCTAAGCGATACAGTCTGAGCGTCTGGAGCTGTGCCGCCAGCGCTCGGAAAGATTGGCTGGACGTCAAAGTTAAAGACTGATCCGCTCGCAGCTGTAAAGACTACGGCTAACGGTGTGTTAGGCGCTGAATCGGCTGCGTTCCAAAGTGAAGCGCATAGTGAACCGCCAGCTGTCCAGTCGGCAAGCATTTCGACGTCGAAAGTACCTTGCGAATCTGTGGTGAAATAAGCCTTACCGTCTAGCGTTTGGTAAGTGTTAATTGTTGACTCGATTGTAAGAGTCGCGGCTGTTGCTTGCGCGTCATAAGTAGCACCAGCGATGGTGAAAGTTATATCGCGCCCGGTTACGATTGTTGTTGGCATTTTATTCTCCTAGTTTTCTTGCTTGTAGTAAGTGGAAACGTCAATATCCGAAATAAGTAAATTACTCGAACCTAACGCAACGATCGACGGACGCGATACGTCGCCGACGATATATCCCGACGGAATAGCCGCGAGAATCTGTATGACTAGCTTCTCGAGATTATCGAGAGCGCCCGCGTTGTTGTTGTACGCGACGGCGGCTGAGATTGTAAAATTGACTTTTAATTGGATCGCGCTACTGATTAGCGTCGTCTCCAAATATGGAGTACCCGGCACGATGATCGCAGCGGGCGGGATTACCGCCTCGGGTACTGATTCGTAGACCGACGCAGTTACGCCAGCGAGAGCGGTCGCTAGTGGCGCGCGAACGTTAGCCTGAATACTTGTCGGCATTATTGGCACATTGTTTCAACGTCAACGAACGGAGCTAATAAACCGATTACACGATTTTGAAGTGAGCGCCCTAAAACGAACGGGCTAGGCTGAAAATCTACCTGAGCCGAAGTATTACCGGGAGCGGTGATCGACTGAAATACCTCGACGGATACGACCAGAATCGCCGACTTAACAGGTTGGACGCCTGAATAAAGATCGCCAGCTGTTGACCCGCTTAAAGTCGCAAGCCCCGCTGGAATAATTCGAGTAAAGATTTGATCTGGTGCGGCTGTCGCTGTCGTAAATATGTATGGCGCGATTTTGTGATCGTTAACTGTAACGGTTAAATCAAACGCAGCTCCGCAACCTGTAATTTGTACCGCTTGACCCGGTACGAAATAGTTAATGCGCTGAGTCGTATAGAACGCCATGCTATCTACGACTTCGATACCTGTAACGGCTGATTGGTAGCCAGTAAGTAACGGCAAGATCGCGCCCTCGGCGCTGTCGATCATTGAATCGAGATAAGCGTCCGAGTAAAGAGAAACGCTAACGCCTAGCACGTCGCGAAGTTCTTGCGCTGTGACTATTTGTGGCATTAGCGTTCCTCTCTCGATTCTGCTCGGTCGCCTCGGGAGCGAAACGACCGATGATTATTTATTTTTTATACTTGATTCCAGCAAGCGCCGAAAGGAATCTTTGGAGCGATTGCGGCGTAACCGTAGTAAAGAATATCGACGGTTCCGTCTGAGTTGATGTTAGTGCGAAGCTCGAAACGTGGAGATTCGTACCATGTCCATGCGTCAGGGTTTACGACCACCATCGAGAAATCGCCTGTTGATGTAGTTGCGCCAGCGTTTCCGATTGAACGTGAAACGTAGAGATCAAGTCCCGGAGAAACACGACCGCGCAAGCTGTCGCCGCGAACGTCGCCAGCTGCGTTTGATGGTTGCGCTGCGTTATATAGCGGTGCGCCGTTATCGTTGTAACCCATGATGTTAGTCCATTGTCCCGGGCTAACTACTAGGTTACGAGCGAAACCGAGTGATGATGTGTAAACAGCACCAGCAGCTTGAGATGTGTACGCAAGAAATCCAGTAGCTGAGTTAGCGTTAACGCCTGTCTGTTGACCAGCGCCCGCAATAGTTCCGACAGCAAACTCGTCTGTGACCTTAGCATAGGCAAATTCGAGATTTTGTAGGAGCGCGGTTAGGTAGCTCGGATCGCTGCGATCTATGAGCTCAATCGTGGAAATCGCGCGACCCTTGAAGCTTTGTACGGGAACCGAAATATAGGTTGCGCTTAGGCTTGACTCTGTAATCGCAGCGTCCTCAGCGATGTTTGTAACGACTGGAACAGCGGTCACTTTCGGCAATTCGAAACTCATGCCCGTAGCGCTAAGAGCTTCGCGAGATAGTGCGTCGATCATGCCGCGATCGGCATTAGCTAACGCGTTGATAACTGTTCGGCTTTGTGGTGTTGGAACCATGCCCGGAGCTGTTGATGTGGTGTTATCCGCAGCCTTTACATATTGGCGAGCGTCCTCATCATGTAGGACTGAAGCCTTAAGTGAATATTGTAAATAAGAGACCTTATCGACAATAGGTGAACGTGGCGCGGTGTACGCCATTGGAACGTGTTTCGACGCTTCTACCGTTTCGGCAGTTGCGACGGTTTCGGTAGTGTCTGACACTTCGTCTCCTTCTGTTGTTGGATTTGTTTCCTCTGTTTCCTCATCTACGGAATCAGAATTCTCATCGCTTGATTCGACTTCCTCGTCGGTTTCGGTTTCACTCGCAGCTACACTTGAAACGCGAGCGCTGTCGATCGCTGGCTCTGAAACTAAAGACACTTCATCGAGCGAACCTTTTGCGACTACTAACACGCCATCGACGAAATCGTGCGCGTTAACTTTAACGCCGACGCTAAAACCATCGCGGAGACCAGTCGCAGCCTCTACTAACGCGTCGTTGCCCGCTGTTGTCTCCGCGATTTTAAATGTCGCGTCGATTCCTTGTTCGGTTGCGGTCATAGATAGAACCTTTCCGATTGGTCGAGTGCGATCATGCTCTAGTAATAATTTAACGTTTTTTGTGGCAATAGATTCTGGTTTAAACGTCGTTAGTCCAGCTGACGTTGATCCAGTTTCGTTCCACGTTACGACTCGTCCGGTAATGGTGCGAGATTCGCTGTCGGCTGATGTAATTGTTAGCGGCATGTTTAGTTTCATTTAATCATTTCCTCAGCTTCTCGGATTTCCTCGACGCTAATTGCGCCGATGTCAAATAAAGTTTTATAAATTGCTACGCGTTCGGCTTCGCTGCCCCGTAAGTAATCCTCTAGTCTAAAATTGACCGTTTGAGTTGACGGCGTAAAGTCCGGCATAGATAAACGAGTGCTTATGCTTGTCATTAGCGGAATTAGCGAGAAATCAAGCAAAGTTTTGCGAGTAACGTTTGCGTTTGAGTAAGTCATACTTGATCCAGTTTCGGCGTCAACGTAAAACGCGGGAATACCAATAGCGCGCGCTAATTCTGTCGCGATGTACGAACGCGCAGCTGCGAGCTGTAACTTTTCAGGATCAAAGCCGACTGTTTGTAATTCAACGTCGGCATTTAGGAACGCAGTCGAGCGATTACGTCGAGCGACGCCCCATGACTCAAGTAGTTTCGCAATTCGATCAGCTGGTAACGCTGTTCCGTTTGATTTTAATACCATCGACGGAACTGGCTCGCGCGCATAGTTAGCAGCTGCGCGTTCTAATTCCGCACCTGTGCGAATTGTGCGACCAGCGCGATTTAATAATCCTTCATCGTTGCCATAAAATACGACTAACGATCCCACGCCCGAATCTGGAATTTGTTTCCCGTCGATTGTGTAATACATAACTTCGGTACCGTTATTGTTTAGAAATACGCCGACTCGAGTCGGAACGATTCGTTGAACGGATCGGATTCGCATAGTGTCGGCAAATAATTCGGTAATTTGCCAATATGCGTAGCCGTAAAATAATAAATCCTCAGCTGTCCAGACATAAGTCGCGCTACCCGGTACGCGTGGATCAGGCTCACGAATTACGCGCGGCATTGGCACTTCTAGCCCCGTCGTATTGTCCCGGAGTTGTAAGCCGATCGAAGCGATGGAAGAACAGATAATTCCTCTAGCGCGAGCGATCGTCGGTACGCTCATCGCTTCCTCGCGCGTAGCCTGAGTAGCGCCACCGTTAAAAGTATAAATGGAATCAAGCGCAAAGACTGGAGAAACCGAAGCCTCAACGTCGCTATTTTGTGGCGGCGCTACGGCTGTAACCTTAGACGCAAATAAATCACGAATACCCATGCGCGAATTGTGTCAGGCGTATATCACTAACCTGTCATTATATCGAAGTCCATCTCTGGGCGTGTCGCGAAGTGTGTAACTAACGCAGTCGCTACCGCCGCGCAAACGGCAGCTTGCGAAGCTCGACGTCCGATAACCCAGCCGCCATCGCCGCGCTTTAATTGAACCGCTGAGAGAATTTGCTTAGTTAAATCCGACTGTCCTCGATGGCGTAGCCGTCCAGAGTTGAT